GCACAGTTAGTAGCTATGCCAAGTGAGGGATTAGAAAACAGAGCAGATTTAGTTTTCTTTGCTACTCGTTCAATGTGTGATAATTACAGAGCAACACTTTCAGCAACAGCAACAGACAGTAGTTATTCGGCATTGGTTGGTGGAGTTCCTGTATTAGCTTATCAAGGAATACCGATTGTAGAAATGGGATTATGGGATTCAGTTATCGCTGCAGATGGTGGAGCAGGAACAACTTTATTAGCAGCGTCTTGTAATAATGGAGTACAGGATTTTGATGCTCATATTTCTGTTTTAACAGTTAAAAACAATATTGTTGTTGCAACTGATTACGATAGCGTAAGTGGTGCTGATATGTGGTACAATAAAGACCAAAAAATGAATAGATTTAGATTTGAATACGTAATTGGTACTAACTTTAAGAACACAGAGTTAACGGTAGTTTCTGATTCTAATTCATAAAATAATAACTTTTAAAAAATAAAATAAAATGGGAGTATTAACAGCAGGTCATACCATATTATGTAATGATAGAAATCGTAGAGGTGGTATCAAAACAATATACTTGGGAGAGGTTGCGAATGTAACAGGAACGAATCCAATCGCACCACATACTTATAATTCTATCGGTGGGATAACAGGCACAGGTGGAACAGGGTTTAATGTTTGGAAGTTTGAGTTTGATAGAGAAACAGCATATTTTACCGCAAACGCTTCAAGAGAAAACGGTTCAACAGTTGTTGAATGTGAAGTAGGGTTCAATGTTCCAAAAATAACAGCAGCAGTTCAAGCAAGATTAGAGGAGTTGAAAGACACTTGTGGTTTATTTGCGATTTTGGAAACTTATGCAGACACAGGTGTAGGTGCACCACCACCAACATATCATTTCTGTATTGGTTATGATGAGGTGTTTAGCCCTGACGCATTCTTAGAATTTTCTAGTGGAGAACAAAACACAGGTAGTGGATTACAAGACCCTAACGAAACAGTTGTGAAACTGAAAGGATTTATGGCAGAATATCCAAGAGAGTACACAGGTGCTATTACAATAGATTCCGCTCCTGCTATTGCAGCAGCATTAGGATACACATTGGCATAGACATAATTTATAGTTTTAAAAAGGGTTGGGGGAAGTTTATTACTAACTCAACCCTTTTTTTAATAAATAAATTGTATCTTTGAAAAATGGGGTGTAATTGTGGCAGCAAGAACATAATAAAAAAGAGGGCAGATTTACACAGAATACAAAAAGAATTAGCAATTAAATTAAAAAAAGAAATGGCAAAGTACAAGTATCAAGTTTTAGAAAGTGTTGGCGAGAACGCAAGATTAGTATTTAAAAAAATGCGAATGTCTGTAAAAGATATGTCACAGGCAACATTAAAAATGTTATATGATAGTGGACATCCACAAGTTGAAAAAATAGAATTATCAAGTGGCAAAAAAGACAAATAAAAAAACCAATCGTCCTAACGGAATTGTCGCTTTTGATGTCTTAAATTTAACAACCCAACGAAACGTAGCAGAAGAAAAGAATTTAGATAAGTTACAATTTGACTACATTCCTTTTGGCGAAAGTGATGATAATGATTTTCCAAATCATTTAGCAGATTTAAAACGAAAGTCTGCTACTCACCGTTCTATACTTTCACAGAAAGTAACATACACAGTTGGTAGTGGCTTTTTGACAGAAAACGAACCGTTATTGCAGTATCTAACAGCAACGGATGTTAATGGGGATAATTTTATGTCCGTATGGCGAAAGATTGTAGATGATTATTACACTTTTGGAAACGCCTATTATGAAATTGTAACTTATGATGGTGGAGTTAGTGTTTACCACATAGACGCAACAAAAGTACGGATTGCAAAAGATAAAGAAAATGTAATCGTACACCCAGATTGGAGTGAGTACAAACAAAGAATTGATGAGGCACACGTTATTCCTTTTTATCCAAATTTTATAAAAGAGGGTGGGAATAAAAGAAGTGTGATACACGTTAAAGATTATGAACCTGAGTTTGATTATTATGGTTTACCGGATTACATTGCAGCACTTGAAGATATTAGCGTAAATTATGAAATCGGTAGGTGGAATAATACTAAATTCAAACAGCACTTTCAACCTAGTTCAATCGTTGAAATTAATGGGGATATGAGTGACGAGGAAGCAGAAGATTTTGTAACAGAGGCACGAAATAGATTTACAGGAGAGGGGAATAATGGCAAGATACTTTTTCTAGTAAAAAATGGTGATACAAGTCCTGCAACGGTAACAACTATAAACGACAACCAAGACGGAAGTTTTATGGAGTTACAACAAATTACAAACCAAAATATTATAACTGCTCATAGATGGCAACCAAGTTTAAGTGGAGTTGTTAGTAGTGGCAAAATGAGTTCACAGGGAAATGAAATTCGTATTGCTTATGAAATGGTTATGTCAACTGTAATTAGGGGGACAATGAATTTATTATTTAACCCAATAAAAAGTGTTTTAAATGATAACAGTTTTGATGTTACAGATTTAGAAATAAAATACGAACCACCAATTTCTTTTATGAGTGATATAAAAGTTGATACAGTTTTAGAAATTAATGAATTAAGAGAAGCGTTAGGATTTAAAGTAAAAGACGGTTATGATAAATTAAGTAATTTAAAAGAACCTGAAGAAGAAACAACAGTTGAAGAAAAAAAAGAATTAGAAAATTAAAAAAGTAAAATAAAATGGCAACAACAGTAACAGCAGTAGAACTGACAAGCACAATAACGGAAAGCATAAGTTTAAATGGTCAAACTTACGGAAACACAGTTACAAAATCAAGCGAGGTGGTTGGAAACGTAATCCAAAGAGTTTTAGCACTACCAACATCACAGGCAAATATCTTACTTTTTGGAGCAAATGACGAGGCAGGACAAGTTGTTGGAGATAGTATAGTGTATTTAAGAATAACGAATTTAGATGATACTAACTATGTACAGTTAAATTTCCAAACAGCAGCAGAAAATTATAGTGTAAAATTAAATGCTTTAGAAAGTTATGTAATTATGAATAATCAGATGGATGCAGTTAACACGGTTACAATGGGAACGTTAGAAGATATGACTAAATGTTCCGGTAAGTCAAACGGTGATTTATGTGATATTGAAATTCTTTGTGTTAGCTCGTAATGGCTTATAACAATATTAATAATTTAGACCCTTTGATTCTTGCAACAGAGGTTATTTCTATTTCAATGGTTAGTCAAGTGTTTGATACGGCACTTCTTACAAGCAGTATTATTAAGATAGCAGAAATTTCTCATTTAGAAAAACCTTTAAGCAGAGAGTTTTACGAGGAACTTGTAACACAACACGATAGTGGTGGAGTGTTAACAGTAGCAAACCAACTTTTGATGGACGATTATTTAACACGGTGTTTAGCGTGGTTTGTTAAACTAGAAGCAATGAACGAAATACAAAATAATGTAACTTCTAGTGGTGTTATGACAAACATAGATGATTATAGCGTAAAAGTAACACCGGCAGAGTTTAATATGATGAAGATAGATGTTGAAAGAAAAGCAGGATTGTTCTTACAAGATATGCTAGATTTTTTAACTGACGCAACAAATATAAATAACTATCCAACTTTTAGAGATAATACACACGACACAGATATTATTAATGATGGAAGTGCAGCAAATAAAAAAGGTGGAATAATTTTTTACTAAACTATGAGTAATTTACATTCGGAGCAAACAGGGACACAATTACACAAGCCACAAAAACACAGTTCAGCACCACAAAATAGTGTTTTAACAAAAACAAAAGATAACACGGTTGGTTATGTTGAGGGATTAAATTCTCATTCTACCGTTATAACTCCAACTTCTGATGTAGGTGGTGTAACAAATAATAAGTATTTTTCAATTTACTCTAAACAACTGAGTAAATTATTTTGTGTTTGGTATAACGTAGACACAGACGGAACATTAACATTGCCTGACGGTTACGACCAATTAATAGAAGTTGCAATTTCATCCGGAGATAATGTTGAAAGTATTATTGACGATACAGTAGCAGCATTGAATTCAGTGAGTAGTGCAGGAAATTATGTGCTTTATGATAGTGCAACAGACAACACAACGAATTTAACGTTAGTTCAAACAAACTCACCTGCCGTAATTGATGGAAATACAGGGTGGACGTTTATAACTACTGACACAGCTTCTTCGGTTGATAAAGCATTAATATCAAAAGGAACAACAGGGAAACTAGAATTTTCAGCATTTCCAACAGCAGCAACAAACGCCTTTTCAACTATTGATTGTCCAAGTGGAACTGACCCTGTTGCTGATAGTGATACAGACACGTTAACATTAACAGCAGGAACAGGGATTGCGGTCACAGGAAATAGTGGGACAGATAGTATAGAATTTGCCTGTAATTTAGAGGGAACAGAAGTAGCTTCAACAGGGGTAACAGGAACAACTAAATTTTTAAGAGTAGATGGAGATAATACTTGTAGTTGGCAAATACCGTCATACACAGTCACAGCAGATACCCAAACACATTTAATTTCAGAAAGTTTTAGATTTTCAACTAATAATTTATTTGTAGGAGAGGGGTTGAAATATACATTTCAAGGTGAAAACACAACGAAAGGTGGAATGATTGTTGTAGCAATAGACCCAACAGCATTCACTTCTCCACAAGCGTGTAGAGCTATGATATACATACGACCTGATGGTGGAACGAGTTATACAATTTCACAAATTGCAGGAATAATGACAGGGACAAGTGGAGCAACTGTTGTTCTACGAATCTATAAGGGAAGTCCTTGTGCAGGGACAAGTTTTGTAGGAACAGAAGTAGCGAATGGCACATTTGCGTTACAAGGAAGCACTCAACACATTTGTGATGATTTCGCTATTCTTGGAGAGGGGACTGAGTTACTTACTTCACACCAAGTTTTGATTATGACTTTAGAGTGTAGCGAGGAAATAGAGGACTTAGATAGTAGAGGACAAATAACAATGGAAATAGTAAAAGTTCCATAAAGAAAATGAAAACAAAAATGATAAATGAATTAATAGAGAGATGTTGTCCAACAACTATTTTTTTAAATATTGGAGCGATTGGAGTGGGACTTAGTGAGGTGGAACAAACTCTAAAAATTGTATCTTATTCAGTGGCTATAATATGGACAATTTTAAAGATAAGAAGCGAAATAAAGTTATACAAAAACAATAAAAACAACAAACTGTAATAATAGCGTTAAAACACAAAATAAGACGATTTAAAGAACTTTTGTGTGTTTTAGGTATATTACCATTAAAAAGAAAAGATGTGTGTTTTACTAGGTATAAAAAAAATAATGAAACACAGTTGGCATTATTACAATTTTGATAGGAATATGACAAAAAAACAAAGTCAAAATCAACCTTTAAAATTTTTTAAATACAACGAATTTGATAGCCCTGATTTAAAAGGTAGTGGGGAGAAATTTATGGACAAAGGGTTTTTAAGAATTTTAGATAACGCACGAAAAATTGCAGGAGTTCCTTTTAAAATTACAAGCGGTTATAGAACAGCACAATATAATATTGAGTTGAAAAAAAAAGGTTATCACGTTGCTAAAAATTCATCTCATATGAAAGGTTTGGCAGTTGATATTTCAACACCAAATAGTAAAACACGCTATGCAGTTATAGAAGCATTAAGATTACAAAATGTTACAAGAATTGGAGTTGGAAAAAGCTTCGTGCATTGTGATATAGACAATTCAAAGTCGCAGAATGTTATGTGGCACTATTATTAATTAAAAATAAATAAAATGAAAGGTTGGTTAATTAGACAGATGTTAGGTTCGAAGAAATTTTGGTACGCAATATCAGCAGTAGTCGTGCCGGCAGTTGTACAATTATTAGGAGTTTCAACAGGAACAGCAGAAGATTTGTATCACGCTATCTTAGTTTTAATATTAGGTCAAGGAATAGCAGACGTAGCAAAAAAGTAGTTTGAAACAATATAGACCACGTTTGACAAAGAGTGAAAACGATTATGTTAATTCATTTCGTAACTCCAAAAACGTGGGAATTATTGGGGACACCCACGAACCATTCTGTCACCCAGAATATAAAAATTTCTGTTACGAAACATTCAAACGTTTTGGCTGTACAGAGATAATACATATTGGAGACGAATGTGATAACGCTGCTTTGTCGTTTCACCAAAGTGAACTAGAAATGCCAAACGCTATTAATGAAGCAGAACAGGCACAAAGGGCAATGGAGGAATGGTACAGAACTTTTAGTACCGTAAAAGTATGTGTAGGCAACCATTCGGCACTTCCTTTTAGACAGGCGACAACAGCAGGTATTCCTAAACGTTATTTAAAGACGTATGAGGAAATATGGAATGCTCCAAAAGGTTGGGAGTGGAAAATGGATTGGGAAATAGATAATGTTCTTTACACACACGGAACAGGCAGTAGCGGAATTAGTGGTGCAAGAAACCGAGCAATCGCAAATAGACAAAGTACGGTTATTGGGCATTCACATAGTTTTGGTGGTGTTTCGTATATGGCAAGTCGCAATGACATTATTTATGGTTTGAATGTAGGTTGTGGAATTGATGTTGACCACATAGCATTTAGTTATGGTAAACACTTTCCTAAGAAACCCACGTTAGGATGTGGAGTGGTTTTAGATAGCGGTAGAATAGGACTATTTATTCCTATGGACTTAGGTAGTAGATATGAATGGAAAAAATAATAGATTGTTTTAGCTTGTAGAGATACACGCTTTTTGTTAATTTAGTTGGGAGTAACCCTTATATTATAGTAATATAGTATGGGGGTTTCTTTTTTAACCTAGTTTTGACCACTTTGCCACACCCTAAAACTAAAAATCGTTGAAATTTTCCAAGATAATTCATAGAACAATTCAGAAAATGTGTGTTTACTAGGTTAAAAATATGTTGAAAAACATTAGTTATCCACAAAAAAGGTTGTATATTTACACTATTATTAATTTAAAACAAACAAAATGAAAACAAAATATCAAATTGGACAACAAGTTACTTTTAAAACAAAAGTTTTTGGAACTGAAAAAATCTTAACAAATGTAATATATAATATAACTGTAGAGGACAATAAAACCTTATACTTAATACACGGAGTAGGACAACAATTATTTGAAAGAGATTTAAACGGAGAGGAAGATTGTTTTATAGTAAATGAAAATAACATAATATAATAACTAGAATAATAATTTAAAAAACAAAAACAATGAAATTAGCAAAAAACAAAACGGACAGAACTTTCGGAGTAGAGATTGAATTTACAACTAACGGTACGGTGTACCAAAGTGAAGTAGCAGCAAGAGTTAACAGTGCAT